GGAATTGACCTGGAAACCATGTGTGTTTTAGACAATCGCTTAAGCTTGCACTGGTCTGAAAAGTTCTGTTGGTGACTAAGATTGTGCTTTTGGTCTGTCTAAGTTTGTGATCTAGCTTCATCATGTCATATAAGAACAAATCATTAGATGTCTCTCTGAACTTCAAGAAAGAGTCTCTTCCTGGGAACACTCTGTCAAGTTGCTCACTGTAGTTGCCGTCAGTATAGTACTCATGTGATTTCCTGATTGGCATTTTACTCTTCCAGCCAAGAGTGTTTCCGTAAATTTTCTCCACAGTGTGTATGCATAATCCCAAGAGAGAACTCCAAAATTTTGTCCATCCATCAGATGACTTCATTCTAATAGTCACAGATGCACTTTGAAGACAGTAAACTCCAGCAACAAACATTTTATACGGTGAATTGAAGGAAAATGCATTCACTGCTCCAGCACTTTCCAGTTTCTTGAAGATCATTGTGATGCTTTCTAGAGCATTGCTTGGTGGCCTAAACAAAAACTTCTTATCGTTCTCTACCGTTGCTTCAAAATCTGGTGGTGGTTTCATCTTTTTAAGTGCATTCTTGTAATTCCCTGTTCCTCCTATAGCCAAAGTTACGCCAACAGTCGGGGTTCCATTTTCTGAGAATTCATTGTCGGCCTTCCTGTACAAGTAAGATAATGTTTTCCCTGCCTCCTCCGATTCTGAACAGAGTAAACTGTAATTCATTGAAAAACTCGATAGACCATTAGTTCCTTCTAGCTCTGGCACATAATACCCAAATGCTGGACTCTTGAGCATCTTTACCAAGTTCCAATATCTTGAGAACCATTTATTTGTTTCCAGACCAAGCATTTTAAAGTTTATCTTGCAATGTAATATGTCAGCCAGAGCACACTCCACTAATTTTCCTCCGTTTTCCACAATTTGCTTTCTGCTCTCAGAGAAACCTCTCTGTCTGTCAATCATTTCTTGTGTTGTCTTCAAATTCATGCTTGCATAAATGTACTTAATCGTCGGCATCAGAGTGTTCGAAAATACTTTCCAGACAGAATTGAACTCCATTATACCACTAAAATTTGGTCCCGTTGACTTTTCATAAGAGTGTACCATACAACACCATCTTGACAATCTCCTGTTCAAATAACTTAGACATGACAACAATATTTCTGCATACTTTATTAGTGATTCTTCCTTGCCATCCACCATGAAGTTCTGTTTCATTATCCCTAAGCACCTGACATTTAAGGAATCATCAGAAGACACAGCCCATAAC